CCGGACTGTACGTTTTTAAGCTTAAACTGTTTCTGGAGCTCTTCCGTTGTGTTTGAGACAAGCGGACTTCCCCCCGTGCGCTCTATATGATCGGCTACGGCAAGCTGAAAGCGGACATTTTGCTTTGTCCCCTTCTTAACCGTGCTCTCTCCCTTGGCAAAGGAGTAATCCTTAACCCTGCCGACACGGGCGGCGGAAACATGTTTACCGAATGCATCAGAGCCCTTAAAGCTGCGGAATTTAACGACAGCGTAAAACTTCTTGCCCAACGCTAGATTGCCACGGGTGAGGATATTGTCTTCCACATTCCGGCGCTTAACGACCTCCCGAAAGAGTCTCATTTCTGCCTGCGCTTCTCCGGACTTTTTGTAATGGGAGTCCATTGTCTTCTGATTTTTCTTACGCCATGCAGCATCGATGTCAAATAACTTATTTACTTTCTTATCGAGTACCTTAAATTTTTTCTCCAATTCTGGATCAGCTTTCCATCCTCTACGGGTTCTCGCCTGCCGCTCATAATTCATACTATCACGTTCCTTAGATGGCCCGTAGTAGGCGCCCCACACCTTGTCGTGTTCTTCACGCAAATCACGGTATTTGTTCCAAGCGTTACTATGCTTCCCGTCTAGCTTCTTATATGTCTTTACCTCTTCAGGGTTTAGAACAAAACCATCAACCTCCTCTTCAATCTCCTTGAGATTTTTCATTACATCGTCAATGGTCTTGACCTTCTCCATTCTATCCTTCAGCGAATTAATGCCAAAGACGAAATCTTCCCTCAACTGCGGCAAGTCATCTGGACGGATAGCAACAGCCGTGTATATTTTCTGGATGAGGAAGGCGGCGCCGGGCTCTACTCCTCGCTTTTCCATCTCATCGAAGGTTGAGGCTCCGAAGACGTTCTGCTTATTAATAAGGTTATAGGCCTCCTTCGGGTTTTCCTCCAAAGACATCCAGTCAAGATCAGGCCCCCTGAGTCCTCGCTTATCCCGGATGAACGATCTTATCTGCAGAAGGGCTTGCTCCTTCCTGGACCCCGGGATATTCCCAACATCCTTAAACCGATAGTCTTTAGACCGATAGTCAAGGTCATCTTCAGGGGCAGTCTTTTTTGTCCTAATGTCGGTATGTTCTCTTACTTGGACAATCTTGCCTGCCTTGGTTTTCCGAGTGTGGGCCTTTACCCGAGATTTCATAAGAAAAAGACCTGATGCCATTTCTACGATTGACTTAGTTATTCTTGGCCTCCCTAAGGGGCGACCCATCCATGAATCTGTACCACGGTCAACCATCACAGATTCACGAACTGAGTAGGGTTCATTATTGTTAAAAAATATTGCATCGGTAGCAACTTTACCCTGAACGGCCTCTATGATATTTTTTCTCATTGCATCGGTTAGCTTGTCGGATCTATTGGCAGTCATGATAACCTCAGGGGATCCAAACTCTCTTGCTCTACCCCTCAGATAATCAGCGAGCCCTTCCTTATTCTTGGACATGCCTACTGGTATTTCCTGTATGCCCCTAATTTTTCCATCTGAACCACGGTAAAAGACGTTAATGAAATCATCAGGTGTTTTTAAATCCTTGGCAAACCTTATAACATCTTCTTGTCCGCTGATCTTTTTTCCGAGCAAAGGATGAGGAAGCGACGGCTCTATAAATGTATCGACCTTTTCTTCAAGCTTAAATGTTTCCGGCTCCTTGGTCAACCTTACTTCACCGGGAAGATGGGCTACACCTATAGTGGAATATTCATTTGAATTAATAATCACATGCCCCTTTATCTCGGGAATACGATCGATAAGATAACTGGTTAATTGTACATCTGCCCCGGACGGCTTTGACCGGCCGCTGGGATGGTTATGTAGAAGCCACACGCTATCAGCGCCAAGTCGCTTGATCCTGTCTTTTAACTCGTGGACTTCTTTTGCTGGTTCTTTGGCAAAGGCTATTACCATGCCAGGCATACGACTTGTCCTCCCTTCGTGGCCTACAACCTTACCTTCCTTTGTATATATATAGCGGGTGGTTTCAAATTGTGGATTCCGGTAGACCTGTGCGAGTACCGCGATATCTTCAGCGTTTTTAGCCTCACGACCACGGAGATCTATATATCCCTTGTTCGCCAGTTCCGACGTTATGCCCACACCGAGAGTCTTAACGCCTCCCTTGCGCACCTTTTTTTCCATTCGATGGGTAGCGGCAAGAGCCTCAGCTGCTATCTGCAGGTTGAGCTTATCCTTTTTGTAGACCTCATGGTTATCGGAAAGATACTTTGCCGCAAGGGATGGGGAAGAAAGTTGGTGGGATTCCGCCTTTTTGGTTCTGCTATCCTCATGCTCTTTTACGAGAACAACCTTGCCACTTTTTAGCCTGCGGGAATGCCCCTTAACACGCGATTTCAATAGCAGAGGAAAAAACATCTATGCCCTCCCAGTTACTTTTTTAATTAACAAACCAGCGCCCCTCATCATATGACCAATACTCCCCTTTCGGGCAAACTGCCCTTTGTGACCCCTTGCGTCATGACGTTCAGGCTCCTTTGGCGGCTCTCCGCTTTGCTGCTCGGTAAGACTATTGCAGTAATCAACGGTCGCCTTCAGGCCCGCAACAGCCTCCTTCAATTGTTCACGGGATTCGAGTAGGTCACTATCATCTGGCGCCTTAGCCAATTTTTTGTCCACGCCTTTGAGTAAGGAGACGGCCGCATCGTATTTCTTATTGACCCTCTGGAGATCCTTAAGAACCATAGATACTTCGTTAGCGGTCTCATCCCTACGCTTATGTAGCTTTCTTGTTACCGTATTTTTCACAGTTTGCTCCTTTTACAATATGAGCTTTCTTCCTTCATCATGCTTTACACGCCCTGATTTGATGCAATCGGCCATATGTAGAAACGCTTCCCCCGGTTTTCCTTTTCCGTCATCAAGGAAAAATGTCTTTAAGATATTATTTTTTCTTAAACTTATCAATTGCACCCTGAACACCGTAATATCCGAAGTAAAAGACTATTGCAGCAAAGAAGGCTGCACCGATCTTCAGGGCCGTGTTTAACTTCAATAGAAATTCTGCCCACTCTTTATTAAACATCCAAGCCGTGCCGATGACAAAAAGTTGTAACAGTTGCGCCTTGACTATCAGGAAAGCTATTTCACGCCGCGCCTTGCTTCTTTCAGAATTCTGTTCCATGTTCAATTTCTGAAATTCAAGAAACTGATCCATGCCTTTCTGACTATATTGAATCTTCTCTTCTTCTGTCAGAATCAAAACATCAATTGCACTTCTGATGTCTCCAACAGTATCAATAGCAGCATCTGCAGCCTTGCTGCCAGAATTCAACCAGGTTAAAGGGTTCCAGTTCATTTCTCTTCCCCGCTGACCTGCACTCCCATCTTTTGTTCCGCAATCTTCTGCAGCACTTTAGGACAGAACGCACCGACAAGATATGCCGTGAATATATAGATCCCGTTACTGGCATCTGCCGGATTTTTATATACGATGTAGCATCCGGTCACAATCGCAGCAACAAGACATGTGAAACTCATGATACGCAAACTTGAAACATTACCGTTATCTTCTTTAAACATAATCAATCTCCCTTTTTCATACCAAATTTGATAGTTAACAAAAAACCACATTCATTCTCTATGGTGCCGATTAAGGACCGGTACTCTCTCAAGCAATAAATTTTGCCAACACCTTTGGTATACGGTACTACGGAACTAACCTTATATTTTTCGATATAATCACCTGAATCATTGATATCGGGCTGGTAGTAGTAGGTGGCCTTCACAATATCCCTATAAGCGTATACAGGTCGATGCGAAGCCCTTACCTTGCCTTTGCCTGTAACATGGTCATAATCATACAATACGCCCGTGCTGAAAGACAAAACATGGTCACCTTGTAATATATAATACTTAGGCCCTACGCCCAGGTAATTATTTCTTGTTTCTTTAATATTGTTATAATTAGCAACATTAAAAAACCATGTCTTCCAATTATCATTTATCGGGCGATCATAGTAGATCTTCAGTGAGCCCTTGTCCTTGGTTACGATATCATCTTCAGCATGAGCGTACTCAGCCTTTAATTGGATAGCTTCTATTGAACCCGATAAAGAAACATCATATTCATGCCCGTTTATAGGTTTGGTCAATTTGACTTCCAGTGTTGCCCCGGAGGAGAAAGAAGGGGCTAATAATAAAGCGATCAGCAATAAGAGACTAAACTTCATTTTCACCGGTTCTCATAATATCAGCCAATTCAGTAGCTCGTTTCCCCACCTGATTCGCCCACTTACTATCAAGCATCTGCTTTGAAGCCTCTTCATAGTCTCCGACATTTAGCGCAGCCCACATTTTCTTGAATTGGCCTAATCTTTTTATGCCCATATTGAAGCACATGTTTACAAGAACATTGTGTCGTTCGAAAGACAATACTTTTATTATCGGATAAACGAGGTTAAGTTCCTGATTGCATATCACGATATCGTTATGGAGTAGGTACATGGCCTCGTCTTTCGAGATACCTCTATCATCCAGGTTCCTGCCTATCGCTATAGTCAGCTTGTTTGCGGAACACCTGTAAGGGAACTGCCTGTATCCCTCATGTCTCAACAATTGCTCCTCTAGTGTTTCGTTCATATATACCTCCTTGGTTAATTCTTGCATCCTATCTTTTCAAGCACTTTAACCAGAGCATCAAAGTTCTTTTGGTTCTGATCTATATTTGCTTGATACTGTTCAAATGCAACCTTATTATGGATGATCAGCTGCTTCTCTAAAGAACTCATGCTGATATCACGTTCCTTGCTTAGTTGTTTTAGGGCGGAAGAGAAG